AGAAGAAGAAGAAGAAGTAGTAAATACTACTGGAGCTTCAGGTTCATCAGGCTCAGTAGGAGGAAGCGATAGAGGAGGTATGTCTGGAGAAGGTGGAGGCTTTGCTAATGCAAGACCTGCAATGGATGAACCAAACTTAGCTGGCACAAACTCAGAAATTGCTGCTGCACATTCTCAGACTAATGTAAATGTCAATGATAGAGCAAGTGAAGGTACTACAAGAGGTGCTGCACCTACAATTATCAAACCTGCCCATATTGGATATGACGGCAACATGGGTTCTGATCTTGTTGGTAAAGCAGGTTCCTTTAGTACAGGCTTAGGCTTAGGGAGAAATATTGATCCACTAGCAGCGTATCTTGCAGCTAACCCTCAACTAACTAGAGGTGCAGAACAAGGTACTAAACAGTGGCACGAAGATAGACAGTGGACTCCCACTTCATCTGTTATTAGTAGTTGGATTGGAAACAACAGAGGAGTAAAAGGTCTTGGGCCTATCTCTGATGAGAAGCTGAATAATACAATTGGTAAGAGACTTAGCGATATAACAAGTAATAAGTTTCAAGCAATGAATGAACACATGCAACGTGGTGTGGACATGGAAGATCCTATTGCTGATGCTTATATGAAATCTAAGTTTAGTGGTACTGGTATCACAGCAATGAAGATGCCAATGTTGACTAACAGTCAATTTCCTGGTGGTACTTCCATTGATAGGTTGCTTGTAGATAAAGCTGGCAGACCTATGAGAGAAGGTTTGGAAATTAAGTCTACGGCAGAGTTTCAGGACTTTAAGAATTATTATCATCAAGCACAACATCAAATGCATGTTGGTAACTTAGATCAGATGACTGTTGTACAGGGAACGTATAATCAAAAGAAAGAGTTAGAGCTTCGTGACCATACATTTAAGCGTGACCCTACATGGGGCTTAAGAGCTGCTAAAGATATTCAACGTGGTGTTGAAGGACTAGGACAGTTCAAAGGAAAACCGCTAAAAGAAATTGAAGCAATGTTGGCAGAAGGTGGTGAGACTCCTTACATCCTAAGCAAGAAGCATGGTGCTATGGTTGAAAGAGAGGATGATGCTAAAGCTGCTAAAGGAGTTGGTGGAACAACTGGTGCCAGTGGTGGTAGCGGTGGAGGTGGAGGTGGAGGTAAATCATCTGCATCCAAAAATGGTGGTGCTGCTACTCCTAAAAGAAAATCTAAAGGAGCTTCCGTTGCCGGTCTTGTTGGTGATGTTGTAGATACTCTACAGTCTGGTATTAATATTGCAGCTAAAGGTACTGATAGATTTATTGGTGCTGCATATGATATTGGAATGGATCCTACAACATATACTACTAACAGTATAATGATGGCTGCTGGAGGAATGACTCAGAGTCAAAGCTCTGGTGCAATGAGTACCATATCTTTAATGGCAGGTGGAATGGAGTCAGGTAACTTTGACTCTGCTAAAAGACTTGTAGCTGCCATGAGAGGTCTAGTTACTTTCGAAGATGTTATGCAGCACTCTAATGATCCAGCAGCACTTGTCTCTATTATAAGAGCCAAGAATAATGGACAATATAGTGAAAGAGCTTTAGCTTCTATGATGTTGTCTGGAGGTCTTGATTCATCTTTACTAAGACTAGGGCACTCCGGAGATACTCAACACTCTGTGCTGGCTCTTGCACAAGGCTCAAAATTCCTTACAGATAGGGACAATCTTGGTGGTATGGCTGCTGTATATGGCGCTGACATATATGACAACTTTAACACTGGTGGCCCGAATGCAAATATCTTTAGTTCTGTTAGTAAAACTTTAGGTATGTCTCCAGAAAATATAGAGAAAAGGGAGGCTGAAGCAAAAGCAAACACAGACAAAGTAAATGGTGCCCTTAAAGACTTGAGCAATCTTCCACAGAGTGCTGAGAATAGTTTAACTAAAAGTCTGGTAGACCTAACTAAAGATATGAACTACGGACTAGGACATTCTCCTAAACAACTTCCTAAAGATAATAACTATAATCCTGCTTGGGAACATAACCCTGAATTAGAGAAGAAGGAAAGAGGTTATAAGAGTGAGTACGATAAGTCTGCTGAAGATTGGGAGAAAGCACAAGGTAGACCACAAGCATCTAATAATAAAGATGTAAATGTTCTGGTTACAATTGACGGCAGTAATATCAACTTCGTAGGAAACAGAGGTGATAAAACTGTAGCAGCAGCCATTAAGCCTGATGGAGCATTAGGCACTGTTTAAGGAGGTACTATGTGGAAGAGAAAGATTGTATTAGAAGTAAAAGCTAAAGATCAAACCATACAGCTTATCACCTTAAACAGAATAGATTTTATTCTGCAAAGTCAGATAGGCTGGAATGCTGACGAACTTAAGATTGATGTTTATAACCTTAGTCCTGAGTTCGTCCAGTCGTTGTACACTATTAAAGATAAGACATTCATCCTAAGTGCTGGTTACGAAGATGGAAAGATGGATGTTCTTATGGAACGTTTCATTACTAATACATAGGGACGGAAAGAACTTCCTAACCATTTTACTACTATGTGGTGTATTCCCCGTTCGGCTTATGTACCTATTAAGCCACTACTACTTACAGGTACATTTGTAGGATATACTAATAAGGAGATAATTGAAGCTATCGTAAGTAAAGGTGGCTTCATACCTAACTCTACAGTATATATTGGAATGAACAAAGATGTACTTAGTGAGGTCAGGAATACATATACTATAGAAGGAACTATGTCTAGTGAGTTGATACGCCTTGGCAGGCAGCTAGGCTTTAACTATCAACTCACAGACTCTTATGTAAAAATTATTAGTGATGTTAATTCTAGAACTGTTGTAGATCAAATTGCTAGTGGTGAAGCTAAAGTTCATACAGTAGAACCTTGGATGATTAAAGGGACACCACAACTTACAGTAGCATCAACGAATATTAAACTGAATCTCGATGGTGCTATTAAGGCTGGAGATATTCTTGACTATACTTTCCTAATGGAAATTGGTGATGGTGGTACACAGGAATATAACGTATTCGGTATTGGTGATGAATCAATATTAATACGTGACCCTAAAGCTTTTGGTTATATGATTTATGAAAGATACCAGATAAGATACGTGTCGCATACAGGTAGCAACTATACTAACACTTGGGAAACAAACATAACTGGTACTGTATTTAATGAGTATGTTACTACAGGAAGTGCAGCAGCACAGAATGCTAGTGGTGTTAAAGGTGGCTATCGTCCTAGTGACCCTCAGATAGTCTTTAATGCTAACGGTAAGCTACAGGCTAGTTTCCCAGGAAATCAAACTGGTGATACTTATCGTAATGTAGATAAGGGTGTTAAAGCTGCAAGAATGGTTAAATTTAGTGATGACCAAATGAGAGCTATAGAAGAAGCATCTGGTGGAAGAGAAGATGTTAAAGAAATGATAATGACTGTAGCTCAAATAGAAAATAGAGGGCACAATGAAGTACAAATGAATGCTGTATCTCCAGCAGGAGCAGTTGGGCCTTTCCAGTTTATGCCAGATACAGCCAGCAATTTAGGTGTAAAAGATAGAACAAACTTTAGACAAAGTGTGCAAGGTGTTAAGAAATACATTGAGCAAATTAAGTCAAGGTATGGAGATAAGTTTACTCCTGAAGCATTCTATGGGAACTATATTGCTGGTAATGAGTTGTCAGATAACATAGTAAACCACGGCAAGTATGAAGGGAAAGGAGTTGGTGAACATTCACTAAACTATTTAGCTATGGCTAATCAACTGCATAATGATTAAGGAGATTAATTATGGCATTTACTAAATCAATAATCTTCTGGAGTACGGAGAAGAGTAAGAAAGAGACTGAACCAGAAAAGAATCTTTTACAGCAAGCACAGGACTATGTAAATGAAGCTCAAGAATGGATAGGTGATAAACTAGACAAAGGTGTTAGTGCAATTAAAGGCACCATATTTGGGGAGGAAGAAGCTGCCAAAAATGAACCTGAAGAATTAGACACAACTATTTGGAAGTCTATGTCATTAGATGTTGTACTATCTGAAAGTCATAACTTCTCTAATGAAGTAACTGGTTATCCAATTAGTAATGGTTTTATTGTTAGCGAACACACTATAAGAAAGAATCCACAATTCAATTTGAATGGTTGGGTTACAGATGTTGCTATGCCTGTTGATATTGTATCCGTAGGTACTGTAGGTAAAGTTGCTGGCAGTATGCTTGCTCGTGGAGGAAGTCCTGTACTTGGAAGTTTGCTGGGCAGTGCCGGTAATGTTGTTGATAACCTTATGTACAAAGATAGTAGTCCTACAAAAGATGCGTTTGAACTTATAAAGGAACTTGTAATGCAAGGTACTATTGTTCATGTATCTACTATTCTTGGTACATATGAGAACAGTGTTATAAGAAGTGCCTCAATTACTCAGAACGTTTCTAACTCCAGTGTGCTACCTGTTAGCTTATCATTTGAAAAGTTGTACATGGTAGAGGGTGGCATAGCAGGTTATATAAGCCCTGAACTTTCTAAGGCTCTCGAAGCTGTAAAGAATGATACTACAGGTTCATGGCTGGACAACATGTTCGGTATGCTTACTAAACAGGGAGTTAATATCTTACAGGTAGCTACAGGAGTAGATGCTAATGGCTAAGAGAATTAGAGTTGAAAGAGGCTATGGTAACACTTTTGATTATAAAGGTGGTACAGTATATATGTCAGCAATGAGGTGGAATATATTCACCTTCTGTTGGATATGCGACTTTAGATATAATGATGTATCAATTAAAGGTTTATGTATTAGAGGTGGAGTTAACATACTGGGACAGTATGGAATACCATTTAATATCTATGTTGTAAACGCTGCTGATGCAGAATTAGATCCAATTAAGTTTAGCGGTATTAGGTTATTTATTATAGAACCTGGAGACTTATCTCAGGTAATAGATGACAGTAATATATTGGTGAATGTATGAGTAATTCAAATACTGCATATCCTGGAACCATTACTTCATTTGATCCTGTGACACAATTAGCTACAGTTAAGTTAGCTATGGAAAGGTTTTATAATGGTATTGGCACTCTTTATGAAACTATACAATATCCAATACTTACTGACGTTCCTGTACACTTCCCTCAGTGTGGTAGTTACAGTATTACTTTCCCTATAGCTGTTGGCGACAGTTGTTTAGTTATATTCAGCCAGAAAGGTTATGAGCATTGGTTGTATAACAATTCTGATGAGATAGGTAAGTATAGTTCTGGTATACCTAAACCTGCATATTTTAAGGATCATGATATAGATGACACCTTATGTATAGTTGGTTTTAATCCAGTAGCTAAAGCAATACCTAATTTTAGCCCTACAGATGTAGAATTAAGAAATGTAGATAGAGGTCAACGTATAACACTTAAGCCAAATGGTGTAATAGAAGTTCTATCTCAAGTGGAACTTGATTTGACTACACCTACTGTAAAAGTAGTTGCTAACAGTCTTGTAGAAGTTACCGCTCCAAATACAAACATCACAGGTAATGTCAAAATAACTGGTGAGCTTCTGGTGACGGGAACTATAAAGTCTAACACTGAAGTTACAGCTAAGACTGTTAACCTGTCTACTCATACTCACAACCATGGGCCAATACCTGATGCTTAAGGAGTAATATATGGCAGGAAATTTACAACTAGATCCCTCTACTTGGGACATTATAGTAGGCAGAGGTGCAGAGAGAGTAGAGGGTTTAGCACTAACAGCACAGCTAGTTAGGAACAGACTACAAACTATTCTTGGTGAGTGGCCTCCTAATCCTGAGCTTGGTATGCCTTGGTTTGATAGTGTATTCACTAAAGCTCCAGACATATCCTTAATACAAGCTCTGGTAACAGATGAGATCAGAAAAGTAGATCATGTTCAGGATGTATTAAATATTGAACTTAGTTTGAATAAAGATACTAGGATACTTACAATCACATTTGTTGCCCAATCAGATTGGGGAGAGTTCTCAAACAATATAACAGTAGGAGGCTAATATGGCTGGAGTTACGAATGAAGGCTTCATACCTAGAAGCCTAGTAGAGATTACAAACGATATTAATAGCAGCATGGTTGCAAAATTTGGTACAGGATTTGATACATCACCTGAAAGTGCTGATGGTCAAGTAATTGGTGTTATATCAAACTTGCTTGCAACTATGTGGCAACAAGCTGAGGCTGCTTACAATGCCTATAGTCCTTCCAGTTCTTTTGGTGTAGGACTAGATAAACTATGTGAACTGAATGGTGTAACTAGGATTAGTAACCAGCCAACAACAGTTGCTATTACTTTCAATGGATCGAACGGCACACTGATACCAAAAGGATATATAATTAAAACTTCTGATGATTTGGAGTTTGCTACTATAGCTGATGCTGTAATACCAGAAGTAGTAACTGCTGAGTGTACAACACCTGGAGCTATATACATTGCAGCTAACGAAGTAAATACCATTACAGATGTTATTGCAGGCTTATCTTCTGCAACTAACCTAGAGCCTGGAATCACTGGTATTATCTCAGAAGAAGATCCAGCACTAAGAGCCAGAAGGGAATCTTTAGTAGTTAACGCTGGTACATCTTCTATTGATGCTATATATGCAGCAGTTATTAGATTGAGACTTCCCTATATTGCTATTATTGAGAACTATGAAAATGTTCCTGTTAATGGTATACCTGCTCACAGCTTCTTAACTATTGTAGAGGGTGGTACTCCAGAGGAAATCTCTAAGGCTATTTACGATAACAAACCAATTGGTTGTCAAGCTTTTGGTGATATTGTTACTCAAGTTTATGACACTAGAGGCTATCCTCACCCTATTGGTATTAGCAGACCAGTACCTATTGATATTGATATTGCTGTTGTGATTAAGAAGCTGCAAGGTGCTTCACTTGATAGTGAAAGTCTTGCACAGAATGCACTTGTAGAGTATATAAACAACTTGCAAATATCTGATGATGTTGTTTGGTCTAAACTGTTTAACGTGGTTCTTGAAGCTACACCTAATGTATCAGTAACGAGTATTACTATTAAGTTTACTGCATCTGGCACTATGGGTACAGCTGACTTGCCAATAACTGTACAGCAACGAGCTAGGACAGATACTAGCAAGGTGGTGGTAAGTGGCTCTTAAACCAAGCAAAACAGTAGAGTTTATCGTACCAACAGAAAAAGTTGTAGATATACTCATATGGCAATACAAAGATTCTCCAAACCTACAAAACTACATTAAAGCTTTTGTGGGTGAAATAGATATATTAGTTAAAGCTATTGAAGATACTATTAACTATAGATACTTAGCAGATGCTTATGGTTATCAACTAGATATTATTGGAGAGATTGTAGGTATAGGTCGTATCTTCTATGGTGCTTCACCTATTGGTTACTTTGGTTTCTATGATGATCCTGAATCTAAAGTTCCTTCTATTGGCTCTTACTATGATAGAACTTTAGGTGGTGTATATAAGGGCAGAGGACAACTAGACAGTAATGATTTGATACTAGATGACTCAAGTTATCGTAACATTATATATGCAAAAATTATCCAAAATAGCACCAATTGTAGAATTGAACACGTACTTACTTTCATTGATTATGTTGTTGGTATGCAGTGTGATACAGAGATAACAGAGCCTTCACCTAACAATGCATTAATTACTATCCATGAAAACTTGGGACAATTGCAGCGTGTAGGTATTGGTCTGACTATGAACATGGTAAGACCTACTGGTGTAAAGTTCGTAGTACAAGACAACCGTGGTATCATTGATACTACACCATATACTAATGAGAGTTTACTTAAAGTAGGGAGGTTGTATGGCCACAAGATATAGTAGACTTAATTACAATTGGGCCACCGACTCTTTCTCACAAGTAGTAGACCCTGATGATGATGTAGATCATCCTAGTGGTGAAGGTGGCCCAGGTAAGTATTTGAAAGGGTGGGAAGCAGAAACTGAACCTCAAGAGTGGGAAAACTATATACTCAAAAGGTTTGAAGATATAGAACTTCAGAAGCTACAGAATGGTTGGGAGCTATATCAATCTACAGTTAACTATCAGTTTGGTGCCATTGCTATATATAATGGTGTACCTCAGATGTTTATTAGTGTGGTTGATATTGTCAATCCTATTATACATGAAGATGGTGTTGACACTCTTTACTCAGAATACATGGACTATCTTAAACAAGAAGGGCCAGAAACATTTGCTGATGAAGATTGGACTCCTGTTCTTGCATATACCAAAGCTGCATATGATGGTATTACACAAGGTATGTTCAGCCAACATAATACTCATGTTGGTACGCCACTTGCACATAGTGAGACTATTGCACAAATAGGTGGATATACTAAAAGCCAAATAGATGGTTTGCTATCTCCAATAGTAACTACCACTAACAATCATGTAAACAATAAGTCAAACCCTCATGTGGAAACTGCTATAGGTGTTGGTACACTTCCTGCACTTGGTGGTGGCAATTTCACTGGCAGAATTAACTACCTAAATGGTTTCAAGGTTGGTAGTCAAGGTGAGCTTATGTACAACTCTGACAAGATTATTCTTGCCAGAGATAATGATGGTGGTATTGGCTTAGGTACTTCGGATTATAGACTAGGTGGTAAGTGGCAAATGCTACTGTCTGCTGACACATATATAGATGCTAGAAATCTTTATAATGGTTTATTTACATTACCTGTAAGAGATATATCAATACCACTAAAGTTTGATCTTTCTTCTACTGCCAACATAACTTATAGTAGAAGTGGGACATTAGCTTATACAGATAGGTCTGGTAACGCTCAAGTAGCACAGCCCAACGTACCAGCATTTGAATTAAAAGGTCTTAAATTAAATGCTAATACTACTATAACCATAGACATTCCAGACATGTTGGGTGCTACACAATGTACTATAGCTTATGTTCTCAATGATGTTTTGTTTGTAAGGGATATGCACTTGCTATCAGACTCACTAACCTACTACTTTGGAAACACTGGCAATGTCCGTAACTTCCAAGTATGGATTAATAGGTTAACTCCTAGACAGAAACTCAACATACAAACTTAAGAGGTATTAATTATGGATACAAAAGTCTTAGGGAGAGTTTGGGCTGCTGCACCAGCAACACCAAATATAGATCCTGGAGCAGATAAGTACAACTTAGGTTGGATTGCTGAGATCCCTATCTATCAGATGCTTAACTTTATTAACAACAGACATGATACTAATACACTATCTCTAGCTGAACGTGGTCAGTTTCAATGGGGAAGTGATATTACTTATGTTAATGGTGCAACAGTTTGGAATGAAGCTGATGGTTTTATTTATGTATCTAAAGTAAATGCTCCATCTACTACACTTACTCCGAACAATAATGCTACACAATGGGAAAGATCTTCAATACAGATTACAAGGGCACAGTATGATACAGAAGTTAATCGCTGGAATAGTCATACTGCTAATATGTCTAATCCTCATCAGCTTACTTGTGCTATCCTTGATACCTACACAAGAGCTGAAATAGACGCCAAAGTTAATGTACCTCAAACAGACATTAATAACCACGTTGCAAACAGAGCTAACCCTCATGTAGTTACAGCAGCACAAGTTGGTGCTGTTCCTGTAACTGGTGGTTCTTATACTGGACTTGTTAATCATTTGAACGCAGCTACAGGTGTAGGTGCTGCTAACTTAAATGCAAAAATTAATAGTGATACTGGCGGTACTTTCATTCAAAAAGGTGTTGCTAAGATTGGTTTGGATGCTACCTCTCAGGCTGTATTTATCAATGACCTTGGAGCTTCAACTAACCTATTATCAGAAGCAGACTATCTACCATTAAGGGAATCTGTGGAAGCAACATTTGTACCTCCTTTCATGGACTTCGGTGTTGACTTTAGAAATAGTATTAATATTAAGTATGGAATGGGTGATGTAGTATTTACTGCACCAGCAGGCAGAGGCTATATAAATAAAAGTGGTAAAGCTGCAACTGCTGGACTTAATGAGCCTAGACAATCCGTTAAGGGATTACAGTTAGATAGCCTGAGTTCAGAATCTTTAAGATACCCTACACTAAATAATTTGTCTGGTTTTCAAAATTATACAATAGTATTAGATTGTGAACTTGGTATTGCACAAAGTGTTTGGGTTTGTTTATTGCGTTATCCATCTGGAACAAAGAATAGTGGGTTTTATAGGAATGCCGAAGGTGTAATATATCTATACTCAGAAGGTGGTGTACAAAAATCAATAGTAGTTTTACCAGCATCTTTCCTAGTAGTAAATACTCCATTAAAGTTTGGCGTTACATATGATGGAACAACTATAAGAACATATGTGCAAGGTTTTCTTTATGCAAGTGTTCCTGCTGTAGTAAATCTACCAACAGATGGTCAGATTGTATTAAATCCTGACTACCAAATAACTAACTCTTACAACTCTCTGAAGATATGGGCTAAGGCTCTTACTGACAGACAAGTCTCTAACACATAAGGAGGTTATATGACAGATCCTATTGTACTACAATCTACTGGTGATGTTACCGGCCCTGCTTCATCCACAGATAACTCTATGGTGTTGTTTGACGGAACTACTGGTAAAAAGGTTAAAGGAAACAATGCAGTAGTTACTGCTGCTGGACTAGCCATACTAGATGATAACAACAACA